TACAGGGTGTGAATATGCACCCACTATCTCATTTGTAGTTACATTTGAGAATACTTTTCTCATAATTTGAAATACACCATTAACATCCGCATTGATATATTCTCCGTTATTACTCTTAAATAATCCACGCTTAATACGTCTTGATTTATCGTAATTTTCTTTTATTGGTAACTCATTATCAAGAAAACTCGTTCCCGATGTATAACTTTCTTCTGTCTTAATCAAATTAATTCCAATGCTTTCACACTTATATTCAAGCTTATTAATAAATGTTTCGTATGGAATATACACAAAATTTTGATTAGTGACTTTATTCATTTCAGAATTTTGTTTCCATTTATCGTTCTTTCCTATAACAATCGTACCAATATCGTATTTTATACAATAATCAACAATATATTTACTTGCACAGTGCATAAGGTATCCCATCTTGAAATATCTTTTATCTGTTAATTTTTGCATTTGTTTTGTCCAGTTAATATCGTTTACTGTTTTGGCAATACTTCTTAATCTCGACATTTTCTTATTCCAATATTGATTATAAGATTTTATTCCTTTGCCATTTATAACAATAGAAGATTCTCCTATGTTATTTACCATTGTTACAAAGTTATTTAATCCCAAGTCAATTGCAGCAATTCTATTACTGTTTAATTGTTGAATGTTTCCATCATCCTCATAAACAATTTCAATAATATAACAACCACCTTTAGGAATAATTCTTGTTGATAAATGATGTCCTTTTACATTTGATTTAATCAAATTGTTATAAGGTTTCATTCTCTTAAAAGCAAAATATAAATATCCATCTTTAATATGTGTTTGCATGTTAGTTAATGTACAAATAAATCTTCCATCTTTCTTCTTATAAGCAGGAATTTTCGGCTTCCCTAAATATTTTTCTGGATGCAATGTATAATCTTTTACAGCTACAAGAAATGATTTCCACGATTTACATAATATTTTTGTAACCATTTGAGCAGAATTTGATCCTAACTCTTTAAATGCATCTGTACTTTTCAATTCTTTATTCAAATCCCCATATTTTTTAATTTTTTGAGTTTTAAAAAATTCTTGACGGATAGTATAGTTGCAAAGATTATACATATTCTTTGACAAATAACATAACTCATCACATATTTGAAACATTTGATGATTTCTATTTATTACATGTCGTTCTGATTTTATTAAACTTAATTTAAATCACATCCTTTATTTGAATTTTTCATCTCATCAGATTCCTCACTCATACTCCAATATTTCAAGAAATTATATTGAAAGCATTCATCAGAGAAGTCTGAATAACTCTGCAATTTGTCTGGTTTGGCTTGCACCCTGTAGCAATGACTACGTTTAGGACAGTCACTACTACGACACATCGTAATGTCAGGCATTTTTCTTACCATCTTTCTTCTTACATTTCACAGAATCAGCTTTAATTTTAAGCTGCTCATTATCAATCTTTCTCATCATTCCTCTAAATTTTCCTGTTTGTTTACTTGTAATTCCTATAGTATTTTTTCTCCTTTGTTCTTTGTTTTTTATTATTTTTTCACTAAATACAGATAACTATATCCACCTGTGTTTCCTACTGGTTGAACATTAAGACACATTGCAATATGTTCAGCATCATATATTCTATTTCCTTGTCTATACTGCTTACCAAAATTAATTTCTCCAGTTCCACCAACTAATTTGGGTTTATCACCACAAGTAGAATTTAATCCACTTGTGGTTTTGTAAAATTTTCAGAATTGATACTCTCATATAATCTATTGAGAGCGATTTCAAAAGCACCGATTCCAGAAAAGAAACTACTTAATTTCAAATCGTCAAATAAATATGGCATAGCTTTATACAATTCAACTAATATGTAATATAAAACATCTACAACAATACTGTTTCCTGCTTGTTTGTATAATTGACTATTACTTACTACATTTTCAGCAGCTTCAAAATTTTCATCTGAAAAGCCCATTAATCTAAAACATTCTTTTGGAGTAAGTTTACGAATTCTAATATCATTTGTAACTGGCAAAATCGCTGTTTTAAATCCTTCAGGTCTTGTTGTTAATGTAGGTGAATATCCTGATTTATTTACTCTTTTGTTAAATGCATCAATTGTATTTCCATATTCTGCATCAGAATCATTAAATGTATCTAATGCTTGTCTGAAAAATCTTTCCTTTGGTCTATTATCAAACTCATTGACAGATTCAATTCTGCATATGTCTGTTTCTGTTGCTGTCAATGTTGGACAAATATTGCCACCATCCTGTACTCTACCACGTCTAGTTTTCGAGTTAGGATATGATAAATCCGCAACACCACCAATTTCACACTCTATGTAGCCTTTTTTAGTTGCTTGGCGAATTGCGACTTTATTATTAAAATTTTCAATAATGGCATTCATTGCTTGATTTCCAAAACCTTTATAATCTCTAGCTAAAAGTGTATTAGCAACATCTATTTCTCTTTCAAATTTTTCTCCTTTATTAGATACTAAGGATGTGATTATATGAGGTTGTCTACCACCACCTTGCATAGTAGTTAATGTTGGTGAAATATTGTTAGAATCCCATACACCGCCTGCATAACCAGTTCCGAAATCAGGTCTATTTACATTCCCAATAAATTTAGGTGTATTAGATTCCTCATCCGATTTATTTATACATAATGTCTGAATAAATTTCTGAACCTTGTTTTCTGAAATATAAAACTTTTCGTCAACTTCACTCTCAAGAATATCTTTTAATCGAATACCATTATCAAATGGCTCTGGATATTTGAATTTACCATTGTCTAATTCTTTCTTAATAAAAATGAGATACACACGCTCTCTATTTTGTGGAATACCATAATCCTTTGCATTAAGAACTTTCCAGTAAACGTTATATCCATATTCTTCCAATTCATCTGTAAACAACTTAAATGTTGTTTCTTTAAACTGTTTTCCAACAATATTTTTTACATTTTCATACATCCCAAAATTAGGTTTATTTGCTCTAATTACTCGTAAATATTCCACAAGTAATGAAGATCGAGTCTTCTCAATGTTATTACTTCCACATTCAGGGCATTTATCTCTTTCAGACCAATGCACTGTTAATGGATTATATTCATGTTCACAATCTTTACAAGTCCAAACTGAACCTTTCTGTTTACCTGCCACACTGAAATCCTGGCAAGGACTACCTCCACAAATCATATTAAATGGAGAAATGTTGTGTTCATCAATCTTAGTAATATCTCCAAGATTTAATGATTCATCTACATTGTGTATTGCACAGTATGATTTAACTGCGTATTTATCAAATTCACAAAAATTTACAAGTTCCCATCGCTTCTCCGATGAATTATTATTTTCAACTAAATGACTCAAATTCCCTTATTTTATAGGGAGTTGTACAACTACTTTATCCTAGAATTTACCTAAATTCCTTTCTATAAATTCTGCAATGCTGCATAAATCGGATATTCATGACTATCCAATAAAAATAATATTTCTTTGTTCTTGGAAATAATTTGGGTGATCACCCATAGAAATTTACTTGATATGTATTAATCGTCCCACGAATTAGGATTCATAGAACATTCAGGACATCTACAGACTAATTCTCCATCTTCGTCCATGTAATAATCATCACCATAACCACCACATTCATAGCAATAGTCGTATAAATCTTCTTCATAATCGTCATGCATAATTACTCACCTGTATATAACTCTGGTAGTAGCATCCATGCAACAACTTTACTCATTACTTTCATTTTTCTTCCACCTGTGTCATATGTATACCAATTTATCTTTTCCTTAAATTTCATATCTTTGTATACTGTTTTTACACAATAAGCTGAATATATTTCATCTCGTTTTGTTTGGATAAGAACATTTTTTGATTCATAGTTATTGTTAAATGATGATTCATATACTAATTCCATACATGGTAAACCATTATTAATCGAATTCCATTTTGGAACATAATGTTCAAGAGCTTGTTCTGCTCTAAATGTAGGTATCAATAAACTTCCATTTGTATATATTCTTTCTTTGTCTAAAAATGAATATTTGTCTAAAAATTGTTTCATGTTATTTGGAAACTGCATCATTTCTCCGCTCATTCTTTCACCTCTAATTTCTTCAAGTCTTCAATACTCCAAGGTTTTTTATCTTCCCATTTAATAAAATCAAAAGTAACATTCTTAAAAATTTTGGTAGTGACAATGCAATAAACCCCTTTATTTTTATAATTATACCAACTATCATTATCTTTAACGGGGCATGTAGTAAAGGCTACAAGTGTTCCATCTTCATCTCTTGCGATATATTTAAAATTATCTAATAATATATCGAGATATGATTTTTCATTTTTCGTGAGAGTAGGTTTTTCAACATATTCCGATTCGCACCATTTTTTAATCTTATCGGAACATTTTTCATATTCTTCTACTTTAAAAATACATTTTTCACAATCAATACTTTCGCATGGAACAATTTCATTATTTGTCATAGTAATAGCAATACTATCTCCTCTACAAGCAATGTCAAATATTTCTTTGGCAAATTTTTCTTTGTTTTTCATTCATTCTTCCTCATTTTTTCTCTTTGTTACCTCTAAACCTAATTCTCGTTGTTTCTCTGCAATTCTTAATGGAATATATAATTTATGATAACCTCTTTTGCATACATCACAATTACCATATCCATGTCCCCAACACCAATTACAGAACTTATCAAATTGCTTCTTTAATGCATCAGAAGAATCTGTATTTGCAAATCCTTCCCAGATTATTTCTGTTACAAAACTTATGTTACTCACCCCTTTTCTTTGCAAATGAAAGACGCAATTCAATTCTTAATCACTTTTATATTTTTA